CTCTTCCGATCTTGACGCAAAAATAATCTAAAACCTAAGAATAATTTGCTTTAGGTTAATTATTAGGTTTACACTTCGAAGAAGGTGAAATTTTGGCTCGAAAAAAAATAAGAGTTCGAGGACATCGCTTCAGCGATGCTCCTGCAATGTACATGAAAAGGACTAAGTTCGACCGTTCTCATGTTTATAAGACAACTTTTAACTCAGGCAAGCTTATACCTGTATTTGTTGATGAGGTTTTGCCTGGCGATACTACTCGTATGTCTGTTAATTATTTCGCTCGTTTGGCTACTCCTATTAAGCCTATCATGGATAATATTTATCTGGACTGGTTTTTCTTTTTTGTACCAAACCGTCTTGTTTGGGAACACTGGCAGAATTTCTGTTTCGAGCAGGAAGACCCTGAAGATGATACTGATTATGTCATTCCTACTGTTGCTGCTACTGGTAACTCTAATAATGCTTATGTAGGCTCTTTATGGGATTATTTCGGCTTGCCTGTAAATACGAGTGGTAACTTGTCTGGTATTAGTGCGCTTCCATTCCGTGGTGTCTATCTTATTTATAACGAATGGTTTAGAGACGAAAACCTTCAGAAATCTGTTAAGATTCAGAAAGGTGACGCTAATGAGGTTCTAAATTCTGCTCGAGTTTCTGAACAACCTGCTTGGGTGTTTTCGTCTGATTCTAATATTGTCCCTGGACTTGCTTGTCCCCCTCGTGGTAAACGTCATGATTATTTCACTTCTGCTCTTCCTTGGACACAGAAAGGTCCTGGCGTTGATATTTCATTAACTGGTAACGCACCTATTGTGGCTACCACTAATACTCAGCCTTCTCCTCATACGCCTGGTATTTATGTCGCTCGTGATGGCGCTTCTAGCACTAATTTTGCTGCTATGATCTGGGATACCGGTCCTTCTAACGTGGCTACAGGCTCTGTATATGCTGATCTTTCTGATGTTTCTGCTATCACTATTAACGGCCTTCGCACTGCTTTCCAAATGCAGAAGTTCTATGAACGTCTTTCTCGCGGTGGTAGTCGGTATACAGAAGTGCTTCGCTCTTTCTTTGGCGTAGTTTCTCCTGATGCTCGTCTTCAGCGTCCGGAATTTCTCGGCTCTTTCACTAAAATGGTAAATGTTAATCCAATAGCTCAGACTTCTGCAACCGACGACACTTCTCCTCAAGGCAATCTTTCTGCTTATGGTGTTACTGCTTCCAAGTTCCATGGTTTTACCAAGTCTTTCGTTGAACATGGCTATATTATAGGCTTCGTATGCGCTCGTGCCGATCTTACTTATCAGCAAGGTATCAACAAGATGTGGCTTCGCTCTACTGTTTATGATTTCTATTGGCCCACGTTCGCTCATCTCGGTGAGCAGGCTATTGAGCTTCGTGAGATCTATGCGCAAGGTACTCAAGCTGATACTTCTGTTTTTGGTTACCAGGAACGTTATGCAGAATATCGTTATAAACCTTCGCAGATTACAGGTAAGTTCCGTAGTTCTGTAACTGGTGGTAATCTTGATGTTTGGCATCTTTCACAGTTCTTTAGCAATGCTCCTACTCTTAATGAAGAATTTATTACGGAAAATCCACCTATCAAGCGCATCATTGCCGTTCAAGACGAGCCTGAGTTTTTGCTTGACATAGGTTTCAAGTATACCACAGTTCGTCCTATGCCTATGTTTGGTACTCCTGGTCTTGTAGACCACTTCTAAAGGAGCTGATATCATGTCTTGGTTATCTAATACATTAGGTAATATAGCTGGTTCTGTACTTGGTGGCTTAGGCTCGTCTGAAATTCAATCGCAGTATAACGAGAAAGCTATTCGCTTACAGAATGAGCTTAACGTTGATAATTATAAACATCGTTATCAGTGGGCTGCTGATGATATGCGTTCCGCTGGTCTGAATCCTATTCTTGCCGCAACTAATGGTATAGGCGGTTCTATATCTGGAGCTTCAGCTGCTTCTGTAGGTATGAGTGATATTGGTTCTACTATGAACTCTGCTAAAGCCGCTAGTGCCGCTGAAAGGCAGGCTAAGAATGCCGAGCATCTTGCAATATCTCAAATTGATAAAAACGTCGCAGAAGCCGATTCTGTGCGTCAGAGTACCCATGGTACAGTTCTTCAGAACGGTATTCTTGCAAACGATCTGAATCTTCGTGAGCAGACTTATGAGAAACGCCTTGGCTACGAACTTGAGAAGATGAATCTGGAACTTGAAAACCTTCGGCTTCAGGGTTCTTACCTTAACTCTGGTGTATTGAATAATATTGCTTCAGCTAATCGCGCTAATTCTGCCGCCGCTTTTGACAACATTCAAACTGAAATGGCAGGTATGGAACGTGATTTCTATAAGAATATTGAAAGTCTTACAGGTGCTCCTAGATCTGTCGCTAGTGGTGTTGGTTCTACTGTCAAAAATGTTATAGGCTTCCTCGGAGGTCGTTACTTTGGAAGGAGATAACTTTTATGTCTAATAAAACTACTATGATTTTGACTTTTATTGTTTCTGTTGTTGTTCCCTTTATTCAGGAAGTTGTGGATCTAATCGAAGCTCTGAAAGGTAAAGCTTCTTCGAATACTGTTACTGCTAAAAAAGTTGCTTCGGACTTTCAAGCCGATGTTGCGCAACTTGTTGAGCCAGCTGCTAATAAGAATGATTCTAAAAAAACTAGCCGTTTTTTCGGTTCTTGGAGGGATGCTAAATGAGAAGGCGTCGCTTATCTAAACGAGGTTCTCGCCGTCTTTTCCGGCGTACCTCCAGATCTCGTCGCAGAAATTTTAAAAGAGTAGGACGAGGTGGATTTAGGATTTGACATTCTGACTTAATCCTGATACAATCGGTACAGGTGATTAATATGGTTTGTTATAATCCTATTCTTATGTACCCAGTCGAAGGAGCGATTACTAATAATGGAAAACAACATTATAGTTTTTACGGTAGCCTTGCCTCTCACCCTGAGCTTGCTGGCGATAGCCGTTTCATTCGTTGTTCTTGTAAACAATGTATCGGTTGTCGTCTCGAAAATAGTAGACAGTGGGCTGTCCGTGCTGTTCACGAAGCCCGTTCTTCGTCTTCTGCTTATTTCGTTACTTGCACTTTCGACGATTATCATTTGCCGCGTGATAAAAGCTTAAGCAAGAAATTTCATCAGACTTTCATGAAAAATCTTCGTCGTGAGTATGGCAGTGGTATTCGTTTTCTCGGCTGTGGTGAATATGGTGAACTTCATGCTCGTCCCCATTATCATTACATTTTGTTTAATATTGATTTTGATGACAAAATTTTTCGATTCCGTACAGACGGTTATAATACTTATACTTCTTCTCGTTTTGCCAAAGTATGGAAATACGGCATGCATCTTATTGGTGAGTTTAGCTTTGATTCTGCTGCCTATGTCGCTCGCTATATAGTTAAAAAACAGACAGGTAAAGACGCTCCTTCTCACTATAAAGGTCGGATTCCTGAATTCATGGTTGCTTCTAATCGTCCTGGCATAGGTGCTAAATGGCTCGAAGATCATGGCGAAGAATGTTATGCTAATGATTATGTTGTTATTAACGGTAAGAAGATGCGTCCTCCTCGTTATTATGATAAGAAATTTGATGAAACGCATCCTCACTGGATGGAGTTTATTCGTAATAACCGTATTGAGAAGATGCTTCGTAATCTGGAGAACAATACTTTTGAGCGTTTGGTTGATCGGTGCCGTGTTCAGGAAGGTAAATATAAACATTTTCTTGGCAGAAAACTTGACAAGGTATTGTGACTGTGTTATCATTAAGTCAGAAATGAGGTGATGTTTATTAGCGAATTTGAAGCTGTTAAAAATTTTCTTCGTGAGCGTGATATTTCTTTTAATTTTCTCTTTCGTGGTAGTAAATATGCCGCTTACTGTCTTAAGCCTGATGGTTTTAGGGTTATTCGTCTTGATAATGATTATTTTGTTGTATCATCTACGATTTATCTTATGATTCGTAGGTATCTAATTGCGTTTAGAAAAGGAGATGGTTCTGCTGAGACTTTATTCCATTTATGATTCTAAGGCTGAACAGTTCAGTCCTCCACAGGTTTACCACAATGATTTGCTTGCTCTGCGAGCTTTTGAAGGTATAGTTAACGATGATAAAATGCTTATTAAAAAATACCCTGAAGATTTTACTTTGTATTATGTTGGCAATCTCGGTGACAGCGACGGTCGCTATTACATTGAGAATTGTGACGAGTCCCACATTCCTGTCGTGGTTGGTCGCGCCATAGAATATGTGCAGATTGTTGACAATGATTCTACTAAATGATAATCTAATAAAGAGCGTATCAGAAAAAGGACGGTCTCGCAAGAGATCGTCTTTTTTTTGTACGCTACGCCCGCCGCGTCTAGGCGCATGCGAAAGGAGGTGAAACTATGAAATTTAAGACAGCTTATGATCCCGTAGAAGAACATGATCATTGCGGCATTGAATTTACTATGCCGTCTTTAACCGTACAGGATGAGAAAGACGAGACTGATATTAACTATATCGTGAATAAGTATGCAGACGGTCAGAAAGGTATCACGACTCTTGACCTCGGCGATAGTTCGCAGTACGCTTACCTGCAGTTCGGAGATGCAACGCTCCCTGGCGACTATAGCACAGCGTTAGAGCTTGTGTCTGGAGTTCGTGAAGAATTCTACAGTTTGCCCGCTTACGTTCGAGCAAAATTTGGTCATGATCCTATGAATTTTATTAACCGTTTGAATGATCCTGCAACGCTCGAATATCTCCAACAACAAGGTCTGTATGGTAGCAAACATACCTTTGATGAACCACAACAGTCTGTAAGTAGTGAACAAACAAGACGGTTTGGTACAAAAAAGAAAAACCAGTCCAGATAAATATTATCCATGATAGGCTTAATAGGAGTAGCCAAACGAGCGAAATAATTAACAGACATACGAGTAGTATCGCCAGGCAAAACCTCATCAACAAATACAGGTATAAGCTTGCCTGAGTTAAAAGTTGTCTTATAAACATGAGAACGGTCGAACTTAGTCCTTTTCATGTACATTGCAGGAGCATCGCTGAAGCGATGTCCTCGAACTCTTATTTTTTTTCGAGCCAAAATTTCACCTTCTTCGAAGTGTAAACCTAATAATTAACCTAAAGCAAATTATTCTTAGGTTTTAGATTATTTTTGCGTCAAGATCGGAAGAG